ATAAGCTCATCAACAAGAACCCTTTATGTAAATCAATATCATAATGACTCAAATGGTGCTGATAATGTAAGGACTTCCTCTTGGATTCAAGCATTGGAGGTAGCAGCATGACAAATCCATTAGATGATCTTTTAAAAAGATACGAACAAGAGCTTATTGCTATACAAAATCGTAAGGAACAGGCAAAAAGGTCTTATGAACTTGAGTGTCAAAATGAGCATAGGTATCAAGGTGCAATTATTGGTGTAAAAGATGCACAGGCACAATTATTATCTACAAAAGCTCAAGAGGAAGAATTAAAACCTTCTGACGCAAAAAAATCTAGTTAATTTTTTCTTGCATTTGTCTTGTCATTAACCCCATAGTGACGTAGAGAGGAGATAGAGCTACAATAAGCAGTAACACAAGCACACTTGTAAAAGCTAGTGCTTTAGCTATAGATTCTCTAATCATGTTCCAAAAAATTTCTAATATTTTGAGTATAGCTTCATTCATACTTATAGTCAGCACTTTAATCTCAGCATTTTTTGGTTACAAGTACCTTAGTAGCGAACAATTTAAGACAAAAATAATGAATCAAGTATTAGAAAAAGTACAAGGACTTATGCCTGATATTCTTGATGCTGAAATACCTGATGTCACAGGGCCATCAATGCAGTTACCTAAATTTAAGTGAATTGTTATTGGTGTAAAGCTGAATTAATACCAAGTGGAGATATAGATATAGATGAGTCTATGCCAACTTATCCTGAGTTTGCGGTAATGACTAATTTATTTTGTCCAAAATGTTTTTCGCAGGTAGAAGTATTAAAAAAAAAAGATGCATTTGATTAATGATTTTAAATTTTTTTAAAAAACTTATTAAATATTACATAGATAAATTTATTAGTTGGGTAAGAATAAAAAGATTTAATTTAGAGCTAGATAATGATATACAAAAATTTCATCAAGAATTAGATAAAAAACAAAAAAAACCTGTTGTTAAAGAAGTTGGAAAATTTGGGGATGATAATTGGTCTATTTCAATTGGAGATGTAGAAGATGGAGATACCTAATATAAGTATTCCAGAAATACAATCTATAAATGTTCCAATATTTGTACCATCTACTTCTAACTCTTTAGATGTACCCTTACCAAATATAAATTTACCCGGATGTGTAAAAACACATCGTGATGTAAAACCTACTAATACTGCAATTGTTGAAGATGATGTAAATGGCTCATTTTATTCTTGTCCGCCTGGTTATGAACTCCCATCTTATGTTCCGATAGAATATAATCCTAAAAAATTAGAAATAGTAGAGCAGAAACAAGAACAAAAACCTGCACAAAAAATTGAAGAGCCAAAATATGAACAGCCTCAACTACCAAAACAAAAAGAAGAAAAGAAAAAAGTTCAATTAGTAGATTGTCCGGGGGATGATAATTTAAGAGTAGGTCAATATGCTTCAGAACTTAAATTAGAGATTGTCGTATCTCATCGCAGATCGGATGATGGACTTAAATGCTATGAAGTTTATGAAAGTGTTCCATTCATCTCTCAATACCTACCTCCAGTTTCTACTGTTGTTAGTACTACTGCTATTGGACTTATCGCTGCGAGTAGTCCAGCACTACTATCAATTATCAAGCCCCTTGTGAAAAAAATAGTGGGACGTTTTAGCAAGAAATCTACTGCTGAGAAGGAATAATTTTATGTGTATGTGGAATAACTTGATTAGCCTTTGGTACTAAATAAATATCCTTACATAAATTATAAAATGGGCTGTCTTTAGTCATCATTATCCCCTCTTGTTTTAATTTTCCACATTCACGAATACGAGCTATTTGCCAATCTAATCGTTTGTTCTCTAAGACTTGCTTCTGTATAGAAATTTGCGTTTCAGCAGCAGATTTACATTGATTCTGAAAACCTCTATCTAATGGAATACTAAATGTAGCAGATATTCCAAAATTTAAAGCATAACTGTCTTTATTTGTTCCTGAGTAATTTTTTTGATTAAAAAGTACATTACCTGGATTATCAGGCACACCATCATCATTAGCATCTGTTGGATCATAAAAGGGTGTCTCATAATAATCCCGATAAGGTTTTAAATAATTTGCTCCAAATGTAGTAAAAGGGCTAATCGTTAGTGTTGGACTTTGACAGACGATATTTCCTCCATATTGGTTAGTGGTCATATTGCCTGTTAATGATTGTATTGCCATATTTGTAACCGAGCCATTATTAGATTGACTTACAGCATTAGCAAAGACTTGCGTTGGATATAAAAGTATTACTGAGAGAATACTGAGGTACTTGTAATTACGCTTGTTGATTCTATATTTCTTTGTATTGTTGTCACGTTGGAGACTCCACCTGGGCCTCGATAAGTTTCCGTAAATTGGAATGCGTTCCCAGAAGTTGAGTCGGTTAGTGTGAATACTGGTTTGTTTTCTGCTGATAGATCTAAACCTGTCCATGTATAACTCTGACTACCTACTGTCCCATCAACATTCGTTGTGTTGGGAGCAACTGATCCATCGGTTGAGACACCCAATCCAGTAACAGTATACTCATAAGAATTACCATGATAATCTGTAGAAGTGATAGTCTCATTGATTGATGTGGTTGTATTCGTGGTGCTTGAAACTGTCCCTGTAGTAAAGGCAGGGACAATAGGTTGAGCATTAAGCGGTAAAGCATATAAAAAAACTAGCAGTAAAAGTTTTTTCATAAATCATCTTATAGTTAGCTCCGTTACAAACTGTCCTGTAACAGTAGAACCCGAATCTCCCTCATGTAATCCTGTGATTCCATGACCTGATGTTATAGAACCTGCAAAACCATCTCCACTTCCAGCTACAGTTGAGATTACGCTTCCAAAATTAGGAACTGTTCCAGCAGTAATTGTTGTGTTTTCTGTTCCGTTATTTGATGGAATAGTATCTGCTGCTGTGAATGACTCTGTTAATGACCATGTGCTTGCACAGTTAGCAGGTGTTTCTCCGCATCCATTTATGGAATAATCTCCAGCATTTAAAGTAACTGTGCCATTACTTACAGTTAGTCCTCCAATCTGATCATTGGTATCACTTGTTCCGATATTGCTGCCAGAGGCACTATAAGACGCACCAATCCGTGTTGCTTGTGTCATAGCAGCGTCAACTTTTACACTTACGCTCGATGTAAATTTTGAAGTGATGTCAGCGTGAACTGGTGCTGATATTAGAAATAATAATGGAAGTAGCTTTTTCATTTTTTAGGTTTAGGGTCGATTACTTCAGCACCTTCTATTTTAATAGGTGTTTCTACCCTTATAGTCTGAACCATACCTTGATTTTCTGCAACTTTATTGTCTTTCTCACTACCTTTCTTTCGTGATGCCTCAATGCCAAATGTAGAAATCGCAGCCGTCAGGAGTGAAGCGGGGAAAGTTATATCTTTGGGTTCGTTGCTATATCCAGGGAGTTCTATGTAATTAAGGCTTACGATAAAACCACTCCAAACCACAACACCTAAACGGACAAACAAACTAATAATCGCAAGTTGTTCCTCTTTATCATCAATTCCTTCTTTTAACTTTTGGAACGGATTTTTCTTTTTCTGTTCTGTCATAACCTTTTTCTGTCATAATAGACATATATTGAGGACTCGTAAAGTGGTTGAAGTAATTGCAGCAGTTGGGGGAGCGATGATGACAGCTTGTTTTGTTTCTGTAGGATCAGTTTCTTATCGAGGCAGACAATCAAGAGATGATCTTGTTCGTAATACAACAGCTATAGAATTATTAACTACAAAAATAGATGATATGCATGATGACATGAAAGAAGTATTTCATCGTCTAAAAGAAGTAGAACTAGCAGTAGCAGAAAACAAGCCAAGAAGATAGCCTCTTCAATTATGACCAGAAGAAGAGGCTATAGCTCTAGATGGATAGGTTGAGCTACTATAAGACTAGCAACTACCTATTTACAATGCTAAAAATCATTGAACCTATTATTTTTGCTTTCCTTAGAGGATCTGCATTAAAAAAACTCGCATTAGATATAATACGAGCTATGGTCAAAAAAACTGACAATACAGTTGATGACAGATTGGTAGATGCGTTAGAAAAAGCTTTGTTTCCAGGCAGGTAATTACTTCTTACCGCCTTTCTTCTTTTTCTTTTTCTTTGTTCCTGTTCCGTAATGTCCAGGCATAACTTTTTTTGTAACTACTTATATATTAAAATAAAAAACCATACAAATCTACAGATGCATCGATTAAATTTTGTAACTTGTCCAAATTGCAATACTCTCTCAAGACAAAAAGTTATACAATCCGATAGAAACTCGCAGCATATCATTATAAGACGCAGATTATGTTTTAAGTGTGAACACGTTTGGCATACAATACAATATCCAGAACAGACAATAGAAGATAGAAAAGCACAGTATATAAGGAATAACTAGACTTTTCTTGTTATTTGGCTATCTTTAGGGTGGAGGTTACTCTAATGAAGATCGAAATGCCTTGGTCAGGGTGGTTCAACGAACAAGCAAAAAAAAGACGTAAAGTTGATCCTTGGGTATTGGCAACAATTTCTCTTGAGGAAGAATTTGAGGTAGAAATGGTCTTAAGAGAAATATTTAATTATTTAGATCCTGATGATATACCTGATCTTATAAGTGCTTTTGCAATGGAAAATTATAGATTAACAAAAATAATCAATCAAGCCGGGGATCATATAGATAAAATTAATTCTAAGGATTCCTATCCCAAAAATAAGCACAATCCTTTGCCCAAATCCCACCACTAGCTTTTCCTTCTGGCATTCCTAATCCACACTCTGCTTTTATAACAAGATGGTGGATACAATCAATACATAAAGGATGATCTCTACTGATACATTTTGCATCTGCATATAAATATTCAGCCTCAATAAGTGCGGGTTTTAAATCTTTTGCTTGCAAAGGTAAATTTAGTTTCCCTTTCTTTGTTTTTATTTTTACTCGCCACTTATTTGGTTCTTCCTCATATAGAACCATGCGACCTGCATGGTATCTAAGAGAAGCCATTACTTATGCCAAATTTTATCCTCGTATCCATTAGGTGGTTTGCTAATCCAGTATCTAGTACCATTTATAACCCTAAAGACATGAACTCCGCAACATACAATCTGCCCTGAGTCTTGAAGCTGCTTCTTCTGCTTCTGATTTTGTCTCATATAATCTACCGACATAAACTTTTTTTCCATCGAAATACCAAGGTCTAAATTTTGCTGTTAGTCCATAATATATCGGGTTGACTCCAATTTGTCCTTTGCAGACTAAATGTGTGATATACAAGATTTAATTAGGTCTAATATGTATTGTTCCTGTTGATTGATTATGAAAAATAACAGTACCTGTTGATGTACCAAAACCATCTCCGTAAGCAATTGTTTTTGTGTTTTGTTTATCTTGAACAATATCTGATGGCTCTGATTTTTGTATAGCCTTAGAGTTTTGCCCGGCTGCATATCCTTTTTGGTATTGCTTTCTCATATCGTCTTCTGTATATGCGTTTCTTTGTCCATCTAAATACCCTTCATTATATTTAGCGTTTAGATTGCGATCCAATTCTCTTTGATATTCTGCTTTTATATCGTTAATACCTTTTTGATATGCATTGTTTATAGCTCTTTGTATATCTTCTTGTGATGCAGGTGGAGATCCTTTATATAAATGTACACTTACTTGTTCTCTATTAATGGCTCTTACAAATTTTCTAGCAGCTACAAGTGCCTCGTTTTCGTTAGGATTACGAGTTGCTAAATTCCATAATTTTTGTAGTTTTTCTACGTTCATTTTTTCTTAAATTTTCCGTATTTAAGTTCTAAATCATATCGAGCGATCATATTAAGTTGTTGTTCTTTTGTATAGCTTGAGATTATTTTTACACGATCATCTACAGAAAATAACTTGAGATACCAAGGATGCCTAAATATAAATTCTCTTTGTTCTTCGGTCATTATTCCATCCTCATTTCTTTCATTAGATCTTTAATTTGTTGATCTGTATATTTATAAATGTCAATCAATTTGTTATATGCAAAATATTTTTCTTTTCCTTTTTTAGAAAATAACATTGCAATACATTCAGCTTCAAAACTTTTTGTAATCCATTTAGGTTTTATACCTGCATCCTCACAAAATATATCAGGTGTCCAATATTCAAATACGATTTTACTTTTCATGTCCCAAAAGACCTGGCCATGATATGGATTTTTTGGAAAATTTACAATATTCACTTGAATACCTCATACTTACAATCGCCCCATCTAGCTTTTATATATTTAATTGCTTTAGCTTCTGTTTCTGCATAAGTTGTTAGTTTCATAGGAGCATTACCTGGCCCATTCACAATAAATGTAAATTTCTTTGTTTTTTTGTGTTTTTCTGGTCTTGTTACACCTTCCATATCAGGTGTCATATCAAGTAATTCTTTATCAGGAAAGTTATTTGATTTCATTATCAACCTCCTGTCTTTCCCATTTTTTAAAGTCTTTAATATTCATAGTTTTTACTTTGTTTACCTCGTAATTGTGTTTAATAATAATTATTCTTATATTTTCATCAACCCAATCACTACGAAGACTCGCAGTATGGTCATCTTTATATTGAACAATGTGATCATAGCCTCGGATGTCTCTATCTAATTTTTCTTCAAGCCATAAGATTCTTTTTTCTCTTAGCTTTCGTAATTTGATTACTGATTTAGTTGAGTCTGCCATAATAAAAAGTTGGGGACTAACAGATACGTTTGCTTATATATGAACATATGAGGCAGCAAAACCTTCCAGAAAACTGCCTTTGACTCTTTCATATATCCTCGATGGGAACTCATTACATCTTTGTAAAATTGTTGGGAAGGCCATACAGAGTCATTTGCCTCAAGATTACAAAGGAGCAGCAAATTAACTAGCCCAATTACCTAAACTAGCGATCATGCCCCAGATGTTTAAAAGTCGATTGTGTCTTCGCCAATAGGTGCGTCAGCAGGGGACATATTTAAATTCCTACCTGCATCAATTGATCTATTGTCAGACTCATATATCTCCTTTTGTTTTTTATAGTCTGTCTCAATCTTTAATGCAAGGAATTTTTTACCATTTGGATTATTTTTTGGTGTATTTGTGTAACCTGATGCTCTTAATGGAATAAAGTCTCCTACATAACCATCATTATCTGGTTTTGCATTTTTAAGATAAGAAATAAACTCTTCAATCTGACCTACAGGTACTTTTACAGTTCCCTTGTAATCAGGATATTTTTTAGAAGAATCAAATCTTTCCTTATAAAAAGACCTGTTGTCTTGTTCTGTTTGTCTAAAAACAGCTAATTGTAATTCTAGTGTCATGTTGTTAAATTAGAATTTTGACGTTTGGCTAGTTCAAGCTCCTCTATCTCAGCCACCTTATAGAGGATCTTTCCATTAATCGAATAGAAAGAAGGAGGTTTACCCTGCCTTCGCCATCGTTCAACAGTATCGGTGTGGACTCGCCATCGTTCAGCAAGTTCCACAGTTGTAATAAATTCGTCTTTAGAAATCGAGGTCATTGTCATCCTCCTGTATTTTTTCTATCGGCACCGGGGACTCGGATACATTGATAGGTTCTGTCTGTATATCTACCACTTCCTCACTAGTTTGCACACCTAATAACAAGTCAGGAATATATTGCCTACCAAAAAATGTTGCTGCTCGGTTGCGAAGCATCAGTTCGGGCATACTTGAGTATTTCGAGTTTTTAGTCCATCCTTCTTGCCTTGCCATACGCATAGAAACTGCTGAACCCTTGACTTGTTTGTTATCTTCTAATCTTGTAGCAATACATCGTACTTCTAATGTTTCGCCTTGACCTTTCACTAAATATTCAAACTTAGAAAATCTGCCACAGGACATTATGGTTGAAGCAATAAATTGTGCCGACCAGGATGGCTTGCCGTGAATAATATTTAAATTTTGCATAACAGTTAATGGACTTAGTTTCATTCTCTTGCTCATTTCTAGAGCTACTAAACAATTTGATAAACCTTGCTGACCTTGATATTGTGTTGGCACTAATTGTGATTGACATAAGCTTTTTGCTTGTCTTTGTGCAAATTCAAAACTATCAGCAGAGTGATATATAGAAGACTCGCTTTCTATAGTTGTTTTTGTAATTTCTGTTGTCATTTTCTATCCTCCAGTTCTTGTAATTTTTGAACAATACTAAGATTTATTTGTTGCTGATCTTTTATTAAATCTCTTATTTCTTTAAATCCATTATTAATATCACGAATAGTGGTTGCAGTTATCAAGTGTGCGTGTTTGTTTCTGTCATGCACTTCGCAAAGTTCTTTATAACCTTTTTCGAGGTTATTTAGACGTTCTTCTATACTCATTTCATTGTCCTCAATCTTGTTTTTGTATTTACCTTCTTTATAAAATCTTGTACAAGTTCTGATTTGTGAAGGTATGGAAAAAGATACGACTTAAGTTGTATCCACTCTCCTTGTTTGTAATCAAATTCGATTTTCATTAGTAAAGTTCAATCTCCTGATAATTTTGTGGTGTGACCTTTTTATTAGTCATCCAAGGAGGAAGACTAATATCTTGGATGGTCGGTGTGTAATCAGGATAAAGTTTTGTTTCTCGACACATTTTTAAAACTTCTAATGATTGATCTACTTGACTCATACCTGCATTTATCATGTCTTCGTCTGCTCGATATACACCAATACAAAATGGTGCTGTTTTTTCTATTGCAATAAAAATAAATTCTTTTGCAGGTACATCTAGTTTTCTTAATCCTCTTAAATACCAGGCAGCCTGGATGTGGTAACCAAAATTTGCTATAGATTTTTGAAAACCTTTAGGACTTGCATCTTGTGTAGTTTTAAGGTCAACAACTGTATGTGCATCACTAGATAGCCAATCTGGTCTACATTTACCCTTTATTTTGTATAAATCTTCCCAAAAAAAGCTTAATTCTGCTAATCCGATCTTATCGTAGATAAATTTTGCAGGGCTGTTTAAAAAATTGTGATTCATCTGTATAAGATTCTCTTCCCATTCAGCAGACAATATATTTAGATGACCATGTTCTTGCATCCATTCTTTGCCTTCTTTAGTTCTTCCATTAAATGCTTTTGGTTTGAATACATAATTTTTCTTAAATAAATCATTTTCTAAAAAATATGTATGTACAGCAGTTCCTTCTTCCATTGCTTTAGTAGGAACAGTTTCATTTGTTTTACGAAATATATATTTCTTAGGGTTTAATAATGCATCACGAATACTACTAGAAGACTCGTAGTCTTTTTTTGCATGATATTCTGCATTGCTCATTACAAGTGGTTTGTACATAATTTTCTTAATTTAATAAATGTCAACAATATATTTTGCTTGATTCTCTATAGAATCTAAAATCAATTGAAATTCATATTGGACTTCTGGATTGTCTTTAAAACTTTTAATACTTGCCTTTAATGATTCATGTACTAAACCATATTCATTATGTGATAAAACTAGACCTACAGCTTGCCTTGATTGTGATTTAAAACGTGCCATTATATATCTCCTTGTGCCTCATATATAAGACCAATAATTCCTTCAACTTTTGGGTTATTTTTTTCTAATTTACTTAATAGTTGATCAACCTCATTAATAAGTTCTATACAATGCTTATCCATAGTTTGTTTTAATAATTTTTGTTTTTTTTCAATAAGCGATACAGCTAATAGAAAAAATTCGTTTTCAGATAATTTCATTTTTTGCTGATTTCTAAATAAAAGACTTGTCGTTTGTAGTCGTATCATATACCCTAGAGTCATCTCGTGCAACCTTATGCAGTTAAGAAGTTATCAAATCAAAGCAATAGATAGCCTGAGATATTCTTTCAATACAAAGGGTAAAAAATCTCCTTTGTTAGTAATGCCCACCGGGGCAGGGAAAACAGTTGTTTTTGCTGCAATATCTAAAGCAATATCTCAAAACGAAAAAAATGTTTTAATTCTTGTTCATCGAAGAGAACTAATAGATCAAGCTTCCAAAAAATTAAAAAATATTGGAGTTAATCATGGTGTAATTGCTGCAAAATATAGGTCTTCACAAAATAATATACAAATAGCTTCGGTGCAAACTTTAGTAAGGAGACTTGTAACAAATACATTTAATCCACACTATATAATTATTGATGAAGCTCATCATTCAGCGGCAGGTAGTTGGAGCAAAATAATACAGCATTTTAAAGATGCATATAAAATAGGATGTACTGCAACACCAATAAGACTTGATGGCAGGGGACTAGCTGATTATTTTGATGATTTAGTTAAAGGGCCTGGAGTAGCAAAATTAATAAAGGATAAATATCTTGCACCATATAAAGTTTTTGCACCTCCTTTGAAAATTAATTTAGATAAAGTAAAAACACTTGGTGGAGATTATCAGAAAAAAGAATTAGAAAAACAAATAGATAGTGCAGATATTATTGGCGATGCAGTTCAACAATATAAAAAACACGCTGATGGTTTACCTGCAATTGCTTTTTGTATTTCTATAAAACACGCAACTGATGTTTGTAATAAATTTAAAGATGCAGGTTATAAAGCTGCTATAGTTCATGGCGAGATGAAGGTTGATGATCGTGATAAGGCAATTAAAGGACTTGGAAATGGAAAAATACAAATTCTTACATCTGTTGATGTCATATCAGAAGGTACAGATGTTCCAGATGTATCAGCGGCAATTCTCCTTAGACCAACAAAATCTGAAGGGTTATATCTACAACAAGTAGGAAGAGTTCTTAGACCAAAACCTGATAAAACAGCCATAATTTTAGATCATGTTAATAGCACTAGAACACATGGTTTTGTAGATGATAAAAGAGAATGGTCATTACATTCACAGAAAAAGAAAAAGAAAAAAGGAGAACTTGCACCTCATGTCGAAACTTGTAAAAAATGTTTTGCTACATATAAACCGACACCAATTTGTCCTGTTTGTGGTTATGAAGCAGAAAACAGAGAAAGATTTATTAAGCAAGAAGAGGGCGAATTAGAAGAACTTAAAAGAAAAGAACAGGAAGAAACAGAAAAGAAACAACAAAAACTGTTAATTGGGGCAGCAAAAACTTTAGAAGAATTAGAAATGGTTGCAAAAATATTAGGTTATAAAAAAGGATGGGCTTATCGAGTCTATGAATCTAGAAAAAATAAAGTTCCACGATATAGAGCTGCCCAATTTAGTAAAAATAAAAAGATAGCTTCTAATATTTCTTTGGATGATAAGGAAAAAATTGCAAAATTGTTTTGTTTAAACAGTAAAGCATTTAAATGTTTAGAAGAATCAAAAGAAGGCAAATACTTATTAGAAAATATGATTACAAAAAATGATGGTAATTTTGTCGCTGCTACTATTTTTAATTATGTAACAATAAATGGCTCTAATAAATTTTTCTTATATGAAAGACATAGAAAACATTTTTTTGAAATGTTTAAATATCCTTGGGACAAGGCATTTATTGTTAACTATGTAAATCATGTTAAAAAACATAAATTTTTTATAAATCCAAATGAATTTACAGGGCCAGTAAAACCATGAAAATGCTTGACACATTTGCAGGGATTGGCGGTTTCAGTTACGCTGCAAAATATCTCATAGATCCAGGTATCGAAACAACAGGTTTCGTAGAAATCGATCCTTTCTGTCAAAAAATTCTTTCAAAAAACTTTCCCAACATTCCTATTCACGATGACATCAGAACATTCACAGCAAGACCTTTTCAATACTCAGTTATATCATCTGGCTTCCCATGTCAGGACATCAGCGTGGCGGGACGACAAAAAGGCATCACGAAGACTACAAGGTCTGGTCTCTTCTACGAACTCATCAGAATCGTACGCATGGTACGACCAAAATACGTCATCTTGGAGAACGTATCAGCGATCCTTAATAACGGATTGGACATTGTTCTCGCAGAGCTTTACGAGGCAGGGTACGATGCAGAATGGGCAACTTTTCCAGCGAGCCTTATTGGAGCTGCCCACCAAAGAGACAGATTTTGGCTTGTCGGAAAAATTGCCGACACCGACAACTATGGACGGGAAAGAAGGGAGTATGAAACACGCAACAAAATTATTACAAGGCAAAACTCACAGAGCGAGTGGTCAGCCAATACAAACCACACTAAGCGACAAAGTGATAATGGAAATGATATTAGAGAATCCAGAATTAATGCAGATTTATCAAGATCATCAGATGGAGGAAAGACCACTTCTTCCGAAACAGGAGGAATTTGTAAATTATCTCAGGAAACAGACAACAATCAAGGAACTAACAGAAAAAACAACAATAAAGAAGACAACGATAGAGCATTGGTTTCGCAGGGACAAGAAGGGGTTCAGTTATCCATCGATAGAGAATTGGGAGGAGATAAAACCACACTTGAAAACAATTCAATTCGACAAGGAGATGACAACAATTCAGAGCAAGGAGTGGACAACAAAAGATCAGATGTTACCAACACCAATAGCTTCAGACCCAGATCGCAAAGCAAAATACAAACAAGGGGGAACTCCCTTAAAGGCGGTAATAGAACAAGAAATGCTCAACTCCCTACTACCAACACCAAGAGCGGCACATGGGATGAACATGAGGTTGAGCGAGAACATGGCGAAGTTAAAACACAAGAAATATCTAGAGACAGAGATAGCAGCAGAGATACACGAAAATCAATTACAAACTCCAACTCAAACGACTCACAAGCAAGGAGTAAACAGTTTCAACAACAAAGGCAAACCACTTCTAGCAGCACAAGTAAATCAACAACTACCAACTCCATCAGCGAGGGAGTGGAAGAACGGATCAGCGGATTCAACAAAGAACTGCAAGAAACAGGATCAGCTAGGTCGGAAGATTCATCATCTGACAGAGGATCAACTTCCAACTCCAACGGCATCAGAACACAAAGCAAGGATGAAGGATACAACCCAAGCTGGAAAGTGCCTGTCGGCAATGGCGAGACAAGACAAACTCTCAGCCCAAAATGGAGGGGATATGTTTCTGAACCCTGCCTTCGTAGAGGAGATGATGGGCTACGAGGTCGGATGGACAGACTTAAAGCATTAGGGAATTCTGTAGTTCCGCAATGTGCTGCTATACCCTTGCAAAGGGTTATACAATTGGAGCGTGAGCAACAATGAGACTAAGCTTCAACAAGAAATCCGACTTGCAATCGGCAAGATACCAACTCTTCGCCTTTTTCGTAATCAAGTGGGGCAACTTCCCGACCCAAGAACAGGAAGATACGTTCAGTTCGGGTTAGCTAAAGGTTCTTCTGATCTTATCGGTTTTAAGAAAATTAAAATAACTGAAGACATGATCGGACAAGAAATCGCACAGTTTGTCTCAATAGAAATCAAAACAGAAAAAGGCAAACTAACACCTCAACAAAACAATTGGCTTACTTTTATTAACAAGGCCGGGGGAATCACAGGAGTTGCTAGAAGCATTAATGATGTGTTTAAAATCCTGTCCCTAAAGTAAATATCACAAAAAAATCAAATGTCTGACTTAAAACTCGATAAGTCCCAATGGAGGACTTTCCTCGAAATTCTTGGCAAAGATAAAAATACTGTAAGATTACGTTCTTTCTATCCAAAAGGACATCCACTTAAAAATTCAGATCGTGGTAAAAAATCGAATGCCAATATTCCTTGGATTACACAATGTCAGATAGAAGGTCGTGGGATTTATGTTGTTGTTAATGATGGCGAAGATACTGATTCATCAATAACAGGATGTAGAGCCTTTTTCGTTGAATGGGATGATAGATCTAAAGAAGAACAAATAAATTTATGGAGGACTTTAGGACTCCCCGAACCTACCTTACAGATAGATACAGGAGGTAAATCAATACACAATTATTGGGTTTTAAAAAAATTAATAGATCCAAAGACTTGGAAGCCTATGCAAGAAAGGTTATTAGATTATGCAGATGCAGATAGAGCCTTAAAAAATCCATCACGAGTTATGCGTCTTCCAGGTACATATCACATGGGAGATGATGGGACAAAACGAGAGATGACAAGAATCATCAGCTCGTGCAAAAAAAAATATACAGTAAAAGATATTGAGGATTGTTTGCCTAATAAAGTGCAGACAGAAAAAATAAAAAAAAGTAAACAATTTAAAGAATATAGAAAAGGAACATTTGAAGATATAAAAGAAGCACTAAATTGCATACCACCTCGTGTCCCAGGTAGTGGTACTTACGATTATTACAGAAACCTGCTGTGGGGACTTGTTAAGGCTTGCCATGACGCAAACAGATCTGAAAGCGATGCAATATCTTTGATGCAACAACATTCTCCGCAATGGGGAGGTATTGATCAAGTCGCAAGGTCGGGAGGTAAATTAATTGAGGCAGGGACTTTTTGGTATCTCGCACGAGAATCAGGATACAAACCACCAAAACTTGTAGAGATACAAAGTATTGAAAATCCTGATACTCCTGTAGTAATAGAAAAACAACCATTACAAAAAATAGAAGCTAATGAATTGATGGAGCAACTTAGAAAAAAGAATAAAGGAGATAATCCATTTAGATATAATATTTTTACTCAGCAGATAGAAGAAGGAGGAGAGATTTGTGAGGGCGAAAACTCGCTAGAAAGATATTATATAAAACTTGCTGATAGTGGAATAAAAGTATCAAAAGATCTTGCCTTTGATTGTGTTGTCCAGGCAGCAAGGGAAAATGAATATGATCCTGTAAAACAATATTTAGAACACGTTTCTAATACAGAAGAACTTACCTTTATTGATCAATTAGCAACAACTTATTTAAGACCCGAAGATAAACCTATTGCTCCTACTATTTACGACAAAATGTTGAAGTGTACTTTAATTGCGGCTGTCGCTCGTGTCTTCGAGCCAGGCTGTAAGTTTGATAATTGTTTTGTAATAGTAGGAAAGCAGGGAGCTAGGAAATCTACATTTTGGTCTACATTGGGAGGTCATTTCTTTTCTGATGCTTTAAAAGATATATCTAATAAAGACTCGTTGATGGTACTTCACAGAAGTTGGATAATGGAATATTCGGAATTGGATTTTTTGACAACTCGAAAACAAGCAGGGGAAGTTAAAGCATTCCTATCTCAAGCAACAGATATATTTAGAGTACCTTATGGTAAATCAACAGAAGTATTTAAAAGAAGAGGAATAATAGTTGGAACTTCCAATAAGACAGATGGATTATTAATGGATGATTCCGGGAATCGTAGATTTTGGATTTGCGGAACGACAAGAGATAATACAAATCAAATAGATTGTGATGGATTGTTAAAAGAAAGAAATTCAATTTGGGCTTCCGCAGTTTCTGCTTATTTAAATAAAGAACCTTGGACATTAGATACGGAATCAGAGGAAATTGTTAATAACGAAAATGTCAAATATTTAATAGATAGTCCTTGGAAATCTGTAGTGGAAAATTATATAAATGAACCTAAAAATAGAGGTCGTGAGTTAACAACAGAGGCCGTACTTACAGAAGCAATTGAAAAACCAATTGAACGACAAACAAGAGGAGACCAGATGCAAATTGCATCAATCTTGAGGGACTTGGGACTCGTTAAAAAACGTAGAGGAGATAGATCGAGTCGCAAATGGGTCTACATTCGAGACTTGGACACAATTTCTGTATAGATTATAAAGAGGTTGGACACCAGAAGGTTGGACACAGGTTGGACACCTTGTCCACGACTAGCTTTGTCTAACGTCCAACTAAAAACCCATAAACTACTTTTTTTATGTAATTACCTATGAGATAGGGCTAAATAGGGGCTATCTTATATCTACCTAAAAAAAAGGAATATATATAGGAAATAGGTTGGACATTTCAAAAGGTTAGACACGAGTCTCATTCTCCAGGGACTTGCTATAATGTGATTAATTATATTTTTAAATATATATTATGGCTTTTAAAATTACATTTAAGCCGAAAGAATTAAGCAAAAAACTTGATAATTATTCTGCAAAATCAATTCGATTTGTTTCTTATAGATCTGTTGAAGATTTAGGAAGAAAATTAAGAGATGAAAATATACCTAAAAGATACAATAAATTATTTATCGCTCCTGTTGAATTTACATTAAAAAGTATTTTTTTAAAAGATTATGATAATAAAGCAAAGATAGATTTTAATACAATTGATGATAAATCTTTAGGTAACCCACCTGCCTTTTATTTATATCCAGTAATTGGTGGTGGTAGTAATCAAGTATATGAAACAAGATTTGCACAATGGTTAAAAGCAAATAGATATATGAGAAGGAATCAATATCCTGTTGCGAATTTAGCTTATAAAGAAATGATACTTACAGGATCTAATGGAAGAGTTTTGCCACAAGTTTATGCAAATACACAAAGAGCCTTAAGAAAAACTGATGCAAAAGCATTAAAATATAATGCTCAAGGATCTAATATTCAAGATGCAAGAGTATTTGCAATGAAAGAGAGATTTCCAAAAAAAGCAAAAAAAAATAAAAATAAATATAGACCTGGAATTTATAGAGTAAGTGCAGATTTAGGTAAAAAAGGTGCAATTACTCCTTTATTTAAATTTATTACTCCTAAACCAACTGTAAAAAGAAAGAATGTTACTTTCTACGACATAATTACACAAGAGACATTAAAAGAACTTCCATTAATATTTGAGAAAAATTTGAAAAAATATGGAATGTAGTGCTAGGATATTAGTAGCAAATGTTTTACCTTAGTGACTAACGTAGACGATCTAGCAAAGAAAATACAATTATTAGATGAAGCTTATCGTTCTGGTAATCCTTTGGTGTCTGATTTAGAGTTTGATAAATTAAGAGCAGAATTAGTAGATATAGCACCAAATCATCCTTTACTTCTTTCTCCAGGTGGTGGTAATAATTTATTAAGTTTAGGAAATTATTCTTTTGAGGAGTGGTATAGAGACTTGCCACATAATACAGATGTAGTTGTAGAACCAAAGATAGATGGTTGTGCTGTAGCTCTAAGATATAGATTCGGAGAGTTAGTTAAAGCTTGGAATAGAAAAGGTAAAGATATTACATATGCAATGAGAAAAGTTAATAATGTTCCACAAAAGATAAATCATTTAGATTGCATAGATATAAGAGGCGAATTATATGGAACAACAGGACATCTAAAAAGTCAGAGACTTGCAGCAGGTCATATGCGGAAGAAAGCACCTGATGGCAAAGGATTGTCATTTTGTGCTTTTGAGATTATTGGAAAAGATGACGGATTTGAAGTTGATACATTACAGCAATTATTATGTTGGAAGTTTCATACTTGTGGACATATACATATAAGAAGTGGTGTTATACAGAAAGTGAAAATTTTACATGAAGATTGGAAAGATAGTTTAGTTTTTTCTAGATATCCAACAGATGGATTAGTAGTCAAAGTAAATAGCCATAAATTACAAGCAGAATTAGGTAGCGGTAGTGTTGCACCAAGATGGGCATTAGCTGTTAAAGATTGGAAATTTAGTGATTAATAGTCTAGTAATTTGCTAGGAAATGATTTATAATAAGGGGGTACATTCATTAATTATTATGAAAAAAATTGAAATCACAGTTTCTGATAGAGACTATGACCTGCTTACTAGAATCGCTAAAGCAGATAACAGACGTTTGTCTGACATGAATTATTTATGTTATGGAAGAGGTCTGGATTACTTATTTACAGAATCTCAGCTCTGTGTAGAAAGAGTTCATGCAGATGAATATACTGCGACAGAGCAAAAGCAGATTGAGAAAAATAAAGAGTTAGAAAAAGAAGAAGGTTTTGAAGATTTATCATATAACGATAAAGAAGCTAAAGGTTACAAGCACGTTTGTACTTTTATGAGTACATGGGAGAAAAATGATAATGGACAAATGCATGATCCATTAGTAGAACCACTTGCAAAAAGAATCGAAGGTTATGCAATAAATGAAATTACAGAGGAGGTAACAAAGTGAATAAAAAGAATACACAAAAACTAATTAATTTAGTTGATGAATTAGGAATTGATTATGACAACTTACCTAATCAAAAAACCTATGAAAAAATCTGTAAGCTTTTAGGTACAAATCAGTACAAAATTTACAGCGAACAATTTCCAGATCAAGATCCCGAAATAGTAATTGAAGATTTACAAAATCGTGTTACAGAATTAGAAACAAAATTAAAGGAGGTAACAAAGTGAATTACAAATTTTCATTTTCAGCAAGACCCGATGGTGCTAAAAAAAGCACCATCCCTAATATGTATCATCTTACAAATGAGTTTCAACAACTTCTAAAAAAATATAATTTAACAGTTGAAGGTTACTTATTTGAACATAATAAATTCCAAAAATTTTATCCAGAAGATTTTTCTGAGGAGGTAAATTAATGAATTTTAAACATCATCAACTAGTAGAAATATATTCAGCTCTAAAAGAAGGTTGTTGGATTAATTTAGAAACTAGAAATGAATTGATAAAAAGACTCGAAGATTATTTGATTCGAGTTGCAATGCATAATGACTTTGAAGTTAAAGAAAAGAAGGTAGCAAAATGAACCTAAAAGACTCGCAAACACAAGAAATTTTCAGCCTGGGCTTAAACCCGGCTGAATTTGGTCAACTCCGGGACTTGCTAGATCATGTTAAACATATTGAGATGGAAGCAAGACCCGATGAAAAACTCAGATTTATAAGTCTGAGTACTATTAATGGAATTGCTAAAAAATTAAAAATTTTAGGCGACCAGGAAGGAGCAAAATCTGACGATTTTTTCTTCAACAACAACAACCCTTATTAAAGACTCGGAGGACTCGCACCCTTGAAAAGACAATTTAACATTCGTATTTCTAATGAATGTTTTGAGCAGCTCGAAACATTAACAAAAAGATCATCAACAAATATCTGTCCCACTTGTGGAAGTGAGACAGAAATCGAATTTTCTAAATATAAAGGTATGAAACCGACAGGACTCGCAACCTTACTATTAGAAGAAGCAGTTGCAAAATTAACAAAACCAGAATCATAGACTCCCCGAGCTACAGCTCGTTAAGGACTCGCAAGAGTCCTATTTTTTTGTCTATAAATTTTATTCTTCCTCTTCTCCCATACCTAATAAATCTGCAATTTCACACATCACTTTTTCTGTGGAACTATCCCACCGATCTCGTCCCCACCATAAGGAATCAATTAAATCAATTAATTTTTTTCCATCCTCATCACAATTAAATGTGCCTTTTTTGTTTGTTGATTTGATAAGCATTATTCGTGTCTCCAATTTCCGTTTTCGTCATAATCATCATCGGTTACAGATTCTAATCCATGTGGATCATCCTCTATATTAAAAATTTCGCCATTGCACCATTCGTACAATTCTTTTTCAATCAAATCAGGAGAATCTTCTAGCCAATCTTCATTGCCTAGCAATAGATAATATTGGCTGTTTAAACAGATTTCATAAAATCCACCATGTTTAAAGACTCGCAAACATATTGTTGTATAAGGAGATAATTCATAAAAGGCTTCTTCTCTAAAACATTCTTTTCCTTTACCACCATTTATACATTCAAATGGAATGCCATAATCCTCATGGATTTTTTTGTAGTTTTCTTTAATATAAGGAATATCCTCATAATCTTTTTTCCATTCTTCAAAAGAAACTTTGTTTCTTATTTCGTGAACGTGTTTTGTCATTAGAATTTCTCCTTAATAAGTTTT